GTTCTCCTCTTAACGCAAAAACCCTTGGCTGCTAGTCTCTAAGTTGTTGATTTGAATAGAAAAAAACATAGTGCGATAGCTTCGTAAGCAATTGGTCGGAGGTTCAAGTCCTCTTTCCGGCACCAAATTTTTTTCTATATTTATCATAGGGTTATAAGCGTTTTAGTTTTTGGCAACCTACAAGATGCCCTCAATGTTAGACGACGCGATTTTCCTCTGAGCTTGGTTAAGATGAGCGTATCTTTGTAGTGATGCGCGATCTTTCCATCCTCCTAACTCCATGAGAACCATCTCACTCGTCCCGTTCTCAATGTGCCAACTCGCAAAAGTATGGCGCATCGTGTGGAAGGTAGTGCCTGCCGGAACCCCAGCCTTGTCACATGCCTTCCTGTAGGTCTTGTTCGTAATCTCACTCAGAACTTTCCCCACCTTTGTACCGCCACCGACTTGCTGCACGAAGACATGGTCTATCCCGTTACTGAGATATCGATGCTTCTTTACCAGCTCGTCATTCAGAGCTTTACGATTCTCAAGAACCTTCTGAGCATCTCTGTTCAGGGGTATCAAGATATCCTCGCCCATCTTGGCGTCTTCACCATGGACAGTCAGAGCTGAAAAGTCCGGCTCTATCTGATCCCACTTGAGCAGTCTAATGTTAGATGCTCGCAGCCCTGTCGCCACTGCAAACCTAACCATGTCTGCTCTCAACCCGTCCAGCGAATCGATTAACCTCAGAACCTGCTCGGGCTTCAGGAAGACAGTACTCTTCTTCTCTGGATACACAGACAACTTCGGAACCCTGTTAATATGCTCTTTGCTGTAAGCATAGTTCAGGATGGATCGCATAGTTATGATGTGCTTATTAACCCAGCTGTTGCTGACGGTTTGACCAATCCTCCTCTTGGATGGTTGCGTCCGCAGATCCTCAATAAAGTTATCGATCAGTGATATCTTTTCGAAAGCTTTAACCGGCTTGGCTCCAAACTCCTTAACTAGGTGTCCGGTGACAGTAACCGTGAGCTTCTGCTTCTTCTCGTTATGTGCCGTTGGTTGCGCCAAATAACGATCCGCTACTTCTTTAAACGTTAGTTTCATCTTTCGTCTCCATGAAGAGACTAACAGCAGTGCTAGGTTAGCACTCGCAGTCTCGAATTTAAAGGTCTGTTGCGAGGGACAGGTAGACCAAACCTGCAAGGAAGAGCGTGAGGAGGATCGCCCATCCCTCTAAACACTAGCCTTTAGTGAGTTTCGCTAGTCTTTTCGGCATCTTCTGGCTGATAAGGCTCAGGCAAAAGCTTCACAGCCTCTTTGAAGTTTAGGTCAGCACCTTTCTGCGCTGCCTGAATCAGCGTACCAAACAGGCTAATAGCTTGATTGGCTTGCTGAGCCGCGTTGAGAAGCTCCTTACACGAGTCACTAAGATCTGAGACTAGGTAAGGGGTGTTATCAATTGATACTACTTGTGGCTGTTCACTCATGTTTTCTTCCTCGCGTCATCACGCACTATTTGATAGCTTCTTGGGGCGCCCACAATTAGTCTTGCTTGAGGGAGCATAAAACTTGTTTCTGATGTTCCTCCAGATCGACCGCACTCTGGACATGGCATGTGAGGCTTTACGAAATAAGGATGAATGCCAGTCATCTCAACAAAAACCTTGTCATTGAGCCGGAGAGTCTCCCCTCCAGCCAAGACGTGATCTTCGTGACCCTTACGTCTGGTATGGACGTTTAGGTGAACTTCGTGTCTGCCTTCCAAGTCAACGACACCGCGTACCCAAACGCGATGCTCACAAGTGCCCTCGAGATTGTCTCTGTCTAAACTTTCTCCGCCGTAAAACACGGAGCCAGCTGCACGGGCAATTCTTAATGGCATTGTGACTCCTTAAAATGGGATGTCGTCGTCGTCAAAATCATCGACAGGCTTTGCGGCGGGAGCGGCATTGGGGTTCGGCTTAGGAATCCAAAAGTCCACATTCAGCTGCTGCAGGTTGCCGTCATCACCCATCTGCTCACAGACCTTTAGGTTACAGCGGTAGTCAGCTCCGTTGTGCGCTGCAAGACCCGCTTCCAACTGGTCAATGAACTCACGAGTGATTTTGATAAACCCGTCGTACTTGGGTACGTTTGCTTTGGTAGCCCAATCGTACTGCTTGAGGCGATTCCACTCTTCAATACGCTTCTCTTTAGGCATGGGATATAGCCGCCCCTTGCCTGCCTTTAAACTTTCAAACGCTGTTGGTCTGTTTTGCATCTCACACATCTCCGTGTTGAATTTGAACTTGCATCGCGCCCGTTGATCTCCGAAAAGAATCTAGGGACTCATCTTTGTTTAGAACTTCATCCTCGCCACCCAAGAACTCAAAAGCCTTTCGGTAATCGATGGGTGGGTTCTTCATAATCACCTTGACGGTGGTCTTGCCGTTGCTGACAGAACCTTTGTATCTCTCGGCGATATCTTTTTTCAGGGACTCACTGGTCTTGCCCAGAACGTCCAAGGTTTGAAGGTCGTCACTGATTCGTGACGTGATGTCCGCGATTCTGTTCTGCATTGCAGTCAGGCGGTTTAATTCCTCATCAGTCTTGATGATCTCTGGCGCGTCAGCTTCAATATTTTTGACGTAATCAGAGCGAGAAACTTCGTCACGATGCTGCTCTTGAATCCAGTTGTACCAGCAACGATATAGATCGAGGCGCGATATGGTTCCTTTCTGGGGCTGAGGCAGGTACTTACGGCTTAGCAGTTCAGTGAGAAAGTCTTCCTTGCGGTGAACGCGCTCCAGCTTATATTGAGGCTCAGCCGTTTCGTTCTGCGCTAGGTAACATATGAAGTCACACCACTCGGCGTCCAGAACTTCCATCTGCATATACACCTGCATCAAGTACATGCTGCGCTTCTTATCAAAGATCGAGTAAGGAGTCTTTGTGTATTGCGGAAAGGGACACTTGATCTCAACGCAACCATCGAGACCGACTAGTCCGTCAGGTGAAGCGGCGATGAAGTCATACTTAGGGTGTACGACTAGACCGGTCTCTTCGACAGTGTAGCCCTGCAATCCCTCAAGGAAGATGCGCGCGTGATCCTCCATCATTTGCCCGTGGGCTACAGCTGGGACCATCTTGAACTCGGACTCTGCGCCCGCCAATGCCCTTACCTCTTGGCGAACCAAGTCAGCAGGTTTCATGTACGGGTGCTTGCCCTCAAGAGCGGCGCAAACAGAAGCTTTGATTTTTCCGGCACGAGCTGCGTGCCATTCAGGTGAACCTTGGACAGCTAAGCTCATTTCTTAGCCCTCCAACCTTTCTCCTTACAAAGCGCTTGCCAATTACCAGTAGTGTCCGTCAAGCCGCGATTAGTTAGACCGCGTTTAAACTTGTCGTACAGCTTCTGTGCTTCGGTAAGAGTCTTGGCTTCATCGAACTTCAGGTGATCCCAGATGGCGATGACTTTGTTTAATTCTTCGCCTTCCTTATCTACTTCCGGTTCTGAGACTTGTTCATCATCAGAAACAGACTGTTCTCTAATTTGAGAGCTGAGCCACATGGTGTACCCCAAGCCAAACTCACCCATCGCCTTCACTCGGCATCGCTGCTTTGCTGTGTTGATGTCTGTTGCGCTCGGAGAAGTGATGGATTTGCCTGATCGATGAACAGGCAGGTAAGTGATGTTGGTCTGTCCACCGATAGTCATTCGACAACGGACCTCAGCCGAGCCGTCATTAAAGTAATGACACTCTCTAGAGTCTGGGTCTTCGGTGAACTCCCAAAGGTATTCGGGATAGATGCCCATCATGATCTCGTGGGCTTTCATCCAAGGCAAATACGTCAGTACTTGATCGCCAAGGATCTCTGTCTCGGTGCAAAATTCTTTTACATCTATCTCAGATAGGGTCGCCCAGATTTGAGCGCGGGTAAGCATGTCCATTGATCATCTCCATTAACTCAATGGACATGTTACCACCCTTCAAATTAAAAACAACACCTTCAAATTATTTACTACACCAATTGCCGCATTTGCAATTAATGCTATTTAGGTAAGATGAAAATGTCTTGCTTGTAGCTTTAGAGCCAAACAGCTTCTGAAGCTTTGGGCAATTTTTTATCTTTACACGTAACGCTGTGCAGCTGATTCTAGGCTTAGAACCTTTCTCCATGTCTCTCCTTCTATTTATTTTTTGGCAAGAATGTCAATGATTGTGTTGATGCTCTCTCGCTTATTCTCATCCAAATAGGCTGCACACATGTGCGCAAACTGGTACGGAGTGAGACTAAAAGGAGCTTTCTCTTCAAAGTCCTTTACGTAAACAATGGCTTCAATCATTTTTTGTGCGGTTTGATCCGTGTCTCGTGATTCCAAAGTCACCCACAGATAAAGGTCGATGCGATATAAATCGCAAAGTTCTACTATACGTTCTCCGTCGCTTGGCAGACTACCCTTGATCCAAGCCTGTGCTGACGCTGGACTGCATCCAGTGCTCTTCACAATGCTTGATCCTCTTCCCCAGTCGGGAACACCAGCTGCATCCAATGCCGCTTTGAATATTTCCGCTCGCCTCAGCTTTGTTTCATCTTCCATGAAAACCTCCTAGAGCTGGATTTTCCACAATAAAATTAAATTGACAAGTCTTCATGTCGAATATGTTTGCTTATAGCCTACTCTCAGATTATTATTTTCAGTCTAGCGAATTAATTAGTTCAGCCGACCATAGTTTGCTTTTTGTGATCGGCGCTTTTACAGTGCGCTAGTTTTGTATCAAAACGATAATTACATGGAGATGTGAGATATATGATTTTTCGTCCGGCAAATTTCAAGCTAGACCACTACACCCGAATACCAAACCTTTTGCTTCGCGGCGGCATTGGCGCTAGCCAGTACCGTGATGATGGCTTATCGCCTGAGTCGTTAGGCGTCCTCGTATACCTGCTCAGTCACGTAGACAACTGGCAGATCACAAACAATCAGCTGTGCACAGTATTTGGCGTCGGCAACGCCAAGATGACGCGCATTACGGCTGAGCTAGAGCAAGCTGAATACATTCGGAGAGCGATCGTTCGCAACGAAAGCGGTCATGTTCTTCGTTGGGACTGGCTGGTGACCGATGTCAGGGGAGAGTTTCCACCAGATCATCAAAACCCAGATCAAGCTAACCCAGATCAAGCTAATCAGACCCAAAGAATAACTATTAATACTAACGAACATCCTAAAGAACAAATATGTTGGCGAACGGAACTCCTTAACTGTCCTCCGGATGGTGTTTCCAAGCAGGCGTGGGTCAAGTGGTGGGAGTACAAACTGCAAGAGCGTAAAGGTAGAAAGCCCGCAAAGAAAATGATCACCGTTATTACTCAAGACTTCTCAGTGCTAAAAAAGCACGGGTTCGATCTTGTCGGGGTGGTGGATTTCGCTATCAGCAGAGAGTGGCGTTCGGTCGGCAAACCAGATTGGGATGCGCTTAAGAGCTTCAAGGGTCATGACCGAAAGAATGATCTATTGGGGGCTGTCAAATGATGGATGTAAAAACGCTAGTGCATCAGCTGGCACCACATGCAGCAGGTCTTTGCAATGAGCTTTATCCAGACGGTCGCGTTGAATCTGGCTGTTACAAAATTGGCAGCATCGAGGGTGAGAAGGGCAGAAGCATGTCGGTGTATCTCAACGGAGATCAGTCTGGCAAGTGGATGGACTTCAGTACCGGCGAAGGTGGTGACCTTCTGGACCTGATTATGTACTGCCGCCACATGACATTGGTTGATGCGATGGAGTGGGCGAAACAGAGGTACGGCATACGAGACAATACCCCCGCCAGAAAAATTGCACCGGCGGAAAAAAAGAATTACACCAAACCCAATCCTCCCGCACAGAACGAAAGCTCACAACTCCATGGGTATATGGAAAAGCGTGGGTTCAAAGAGGTTGGCGAGGTGTGCTTCCGCTGGAAGATCTACGAGACTGATACTCGAGGCGGTCAGGATGTAGTGTTCCCCTTCTTAGATACGACGGGCAAGGAGACATTTCTTAAGACCAAGCCGATTAATCATGATGGCAACCCAGCGACCCAGAAAGATCTCAAGCCAATCCTGTTTGGTTGGCAGGCAATGCCTGACGATGCTCGCAAGGTCTGGATTACAGAGGGCGAGTGGGATGCGATTGCATGCGGGGAACTTGGATTTCCAGCTCTATCAGTGCCAATGGGCGGGGGTAAAGGTGCCAAGCAAACCAAGTGGATTGCACACGAGTACGATAACCTCGCTCGCTTCGAAGAGATCCTGATCGCGACTGATATGGATGAGCAGGGTGAGCTAGCCGCAGCCGAAATCATGTCGCGTCTCGGCGATCGCTGTTACAGGGTCAACCTCCCAACGAAAGACATCAACGAGCTTCTGCAGAAAGAGGGATACGAGCAGGCTCGCTGGATGCTGGAGTGCGCCTATCAAGAGGCTCGCTGGAAAGATCCTGAGACCTTGCGCTCAGTCCTAGACTTCGAGGCGGACATTGATGACTTCTTTGATAACAAGATAGACGACGCTCAAGGCTTCGGTTCGGGATGGGCGAAGCTGGATGAGGAGGACATCAAGTTCAGACCTAATGAGCTATGGGGTGTGTGCGGAATTAATGGTCACGGCAAGTCGATGTGGCTCAATCAGCTGTCACTCAACGCAGTGGAGCAGGATCAAAAGGTTCTGATCGCGTCTATGGAGATGACACCCAAGGCGACTATGGGGCGCATGGTTCGGCAGGCGGCAGGTTCTGAGGCGCCGCCACAACCCTATCGGAAAAAGCTTTTGGAGTGGATGTGTCCCAATCTCTGGCTGTTTGTTGACAAGCTGACTCCGAAGCCCGAAGACCTCATGTCTTGTTTTGAGTATGCCTACAGGCGTTACGGCATCAACACGTTCGTCGTTGATTCTCTCACCAATATGGTTCGTCAGGATGATTTCGAGGGTCAGCAAAGATTCATAGAAAAGCTGGTGAACTTCAAGCTGGCATTCCCTGTGACCATATTCATCGTGACGCACGTCAGAAAGGGCGAGTCAGAGTACGCGGCTCCGAACAAGTACGACGTTAAGGGTTCAGGCTCTATCACAGACCTTGCTGACGGCTTCATTAGCGTTTGGAAGAACAAGCGCAAGTCTGAGCAGATTGAGCAGGCAGACATGCTGGGCGAGGAACCCGATGAGCAATACACCAAACAATGGGACATGTATCTCGAGGTCTTAAAAAACCGCAACGGGATGTACGAGGGCAAGGTCGGCTTCGAGTTTGATAGCAGAACTTGTCAGTACAGGGACAGAAAGAACGCGAAGACTAGGTATTACATAAATTACTCGAAGGAAAGCTAATGGATCAGGAAAATTTTGCAGCAAAAATAAGAGAGGCAGGTATCACTGTCGGTCAGGCAGAGGCTGAGCTTGCCAAAGCGGACGCTTTAGAAAAAAAGATCGTCGCTCAGGTGATGGTTTTCGCCGAAGCGAACGGAGCCAAAACCAATGCGTCACAGCTAAGGGCTTCTGATCTGGATGAAAAGGTCTTTGAGGCTCGCCTTGCTCGAGGGAGATCAAAAGGCATGCTAGCCGCCGCAAAATCAGAAATGCTCGCGGCAGAAGTCGAGTTCAAGATTTGGCAATCGATGCTGGCAAGTGAGCGTGCTGAGCGCAGGGTCTACGGTACTTGAAGGGTCGTAGTGCAAATGCCGTGGATAAGAAGTGGATGGATGACATCACTCAGCTTGGCTGTTGCGTGTGCCATCGGCAGTTCAATGTCACCACTCCAGCGGAGGTGCATCACATCGACGGCAAGACAAAAGAGGGGGCGCATCTCAACTCGATCCCTCTCTGTTACAAGCATCACAGAAGTGGCGAAGACAACGCCAGTTATACAAGCCGACACCCATTCAAGAAGAGGTTTGAGGATCGATACGGATCACAAAAGTCGCTACTTGAATGGACCCAAAACAAAGTTATGGAGATGAAGGATGAGTATTAACGACGCAACACCTGAAGAGTGGGACGCAGTCAGACAGCCAAGGCACTACAAGAAGTCAGAAGGAGCTGTCGAGTGTATAACTGCGATTGAAGACTCTATGAGCACCGAGCAGTGGAAGGGGTATCTCAAGGGCAACGTACAGAAATATGTTTGGCGATATGAGAAGCATCCCAATGGCAAGATTCAAAGCCTAGAGAAAGCCAAAGTGTATTTAGAGTGGCTGATTGAGGCGGAAAGTTGATAAACGGAAGGGCAAAGGGTCACGCCTTTGAGCGTGAGCTTATCAAGAAATTTCATGATGAGTTCGGTGACTGCGCCTCACACCTCAAGCGTAATCTCGATCAGTATCAGACAGTCGGCAAAGCTGACATCGAGTTTCACAACCTGATGATCGAAGCCAAGCGATATGCAACCGGTCATTGGTACAAGCCGGAGTGGTGGACTCAAGCCAAGACATCAGCCGGTGATACTCACGTTCCAGTACTGATCTATAAGTATGATCGCCAACCGATACGGATGGTGTTTCCGCTGCAAATCATGAGCGATTACTCAATGAAGTCCGAAGAGACGATCACTGTCGATTGGGATACGGGGATATTGCTTATGCGAGAGACGCTTGAGGTGCCAGATGAAACCGGCAGACTTTAACGCCAAAATTAAATTGGCGGCGAAAAAAATATACTACCCCCAGTGCCTTCAGTACATAGAGGACAACCTAGACCCAGACTTCCATGGTCTAGCCAAGGCAACCCTGCCTTATTACTTGCCTAGTAGCATACTGGACCTGCCCAGCAAGGAGGAAAGGCGAAAGGCGATCGACAGCATCCCCGATGACGCAGTGCCAAGTCACACCAAAGACATAGTGATGATAGGCGTTAAGCTGTTATGGAAGAAGGACCGCAGTGTCGTTCCAAAAAGATCTTGAACGTGGTGTAGCTGTCGAGGATGAGCTTCTTCGACGATTGCGCACGGTGTTCCCTAACGCGCGACGTGCGGAGGGACTGCACCCG